GACGCGCGAGCTCGAGAAGTTCACCTGGCTCAGATCGCCGGTCATCAACTCGTAGGGCACCCGGTAGCCGGCCGCGATGGTGTGCAGCTGGACCCGGTTCCATTCGGCGATGCCGCCGCTGGCGGTCGGCTGGTTGAAGTCGATCTGCTTGGCGCCGCGCGCATAGGCGACCATGCCCGGCTCGAATTGCTCGACCAGGTTGCCGTCCGCGTCCTTGACGGTCGGGGCGAGATTGCGCTCGTCCTCGTCCTCAAAGCCCGACACGATCGCGGCGACGCAGGCCTCGATCTTCTTGCGCACGAGCTCGGCGTTGTGCCACTCGTCGAAGTCCTGCAGCGCCTTCATCACCGGCGCCGCCCAGGGCACACCCCGGCTCTGGACCCGCTGGCGCTCGAACAGATGCGCCACGTTGTCGGCCCGCACCCGCACCGATTGCAGGCTGTGCCGGATGCTCGGCGTCATGTCGCCCGGATGCTCGGGGAACATCCAGTAGGCCAGCCGCCGGCCGCGCTCATCGAACTCGATGCCCTGCTTGATGGCATTGCGGCCGGACGTCAGAGAGGATTTCGCGCCGTCGAGGTGATCGGCCTCGCGGACCTCGATCTGCAGCGGAACATCGAGCCCGCGCACCCGCGCATCGCGCTGCCGGCGGAGCCGGCGCATGGCGAACACCTCGCCGCCCTCGATCATTTCGCGCACGGCCAGGCTCAGGATCCCGTGAAAATCGGTGTGCCCGTCCGCGTCGCACCGCCCCGACCACTGGCGCCACAGGTTGTCGACCTGCTCATCGAAGGCCGGGTTGCCGGTCACAGCGCGCGGGCGGATGCCATAGCCCACGATGTTCGAGACGAGCACCTGCACCGCCTTGGCGGCGTGAGCGTTGTTGCGCACCAGGTCGCGCGATCGGGCGCGCAGAAGGTCGGCCGCGCTCGCGATCTCGGTGTCGGCGGCGGTGTTCGAGGCGATCCAGCCGCCCGTGCCGCGGCCCCGCGCCGCGCCCTCGTATTTGCGGCCGAACATCGCGTCCATCTGCCCGAGGGCCGCGCGCGCCGCCATGCGCCGGGCAGCAATGCGGGGAGCAAAGGACGCCACGGCGCGGTCGATCAGGTTCATTTTCGCGCTCATGGATCAATCCCTCCGCGTGGTGGCGAAGCCGGCGACCGGCCGCTTGCCCGTCGAGGAGGCCCGCGCCAGGTCGTCCTCGATCCGCCGGATCGTGCGCCACATCTCCTCGGTGCTCGCGTAGGTCACAGACTTGCCGTCCGCGTAGGTGACGCTGCGCACGCCGCTCGCATAGGCGCGTTTGAGCGCGTCGAGGTCCGCCTGCGTGAAACCTGCCATCAGAGCCAGCCCTTCGTCTTGTGCCCGCCGAGCCAGTTGTTCTCCCGCTTCTTCGGGGTGGCCTCGGCGGACTGTTCGTCCTTCGAGGCGCGCGTGGCGTCCTCGAGCTCCTTCCACTTCTCGTCGGACCAGCGATCGCCGCCGGCGATCCAGGCGGCGGCGCGGGCATAGACGCGGGTGTCGAGCGCCTCGTTGCGCTCGCGCAGCTTCTGCCATTCGAGCCGGGCGAAGCCGCGCCGGTTGCGCACCGTCACCAGCTGCTCGGCGACGAGCTGCTTGAGCCACTCGGTCTCGATCCACTCGGGCAGATGCACCGTGCCCGCGGGCTGCTCGCGCCCATCGGCGCGTTCCTCGTCGCTGATCCGGTCGAGGCGCAGGAAGCGGTAGGTCTCGGCCTTGAAGGTCGAGACCGCGACCGTCCAGAGACGCGCGCCCCGGCGGATGCGCTTGCCCTCGCGGTTGAGGTCCACATAGGTCGGGCCCGTCACCGGGCTCGCCCGGTTGAAGCCCTCCACGCCCTTGATCGGCGAGACCTGCGAGAAGCCCTGCGCGCGCGCCCATGTATAGACCGCCGCCGCCTCATAGCCGGTGTCGATCCCCAGCCGCGTGATCTGCAGATCGGCGCCGTTCTCGTGCGGCCACGGCTGGGCGAGATAGGCGGTGAGCTGATCCCATGTCTCGGGATGATCCGGCCCTCCCTCGATCACCGCGTGATCGACCAGCCAGCTTTCCAGCCCGCGGCCCCAGGCCCAAACGTCGATCTCGACGCGATCCTTCTGCACGTCCGCGCCGGCGGTTAGGAACAGCCCGCCGGCCGGGACCGTGCCGGCCTTCCAGCCCGGCTCGCGGCGATCTTGGAGCCGCTGCCAGTCGGGCGCGTCGCTGTTCTCATACCACGTCTCGCCGAGGATCGTGTTGCGGAAGGCCCGCAGCGCGTCGTCGGAGCCCTGCGCCATTTCCCAATTCCTCGCTATATCCGCCCAGGACAGCCAGCCCACCGGCGAGTAGAGCGCCGAGAGGTGGAAGCCGACCGAGCGGCTGTCGTCCGGGGTCGCGGTGGGGTGCCACTCGCCCGCCTCAAGCATGGCGGTCTTGTGGTGCTCGGCGATCATCGTGCCGCACTCGTCGCACTGATACTGCGCCGTCTCGGGCTGGTGCTTCTCCCAGCGCAGGTTCTCGAAACGCAGCCACTGCTCGTGCCCGCAATGCGGGCAGGGCACGAAGAACCGCCGCTGGTCGCTCGCCTCGTATTCCCGCTCGACCCGGCTCATTCCGCGGATCGTCGGTGTCGAGACCATGAACACCTTGCGGCGATGCCCGAAGGTCAGCGAGCGCGCCTCGGCGAGCGATACCGGGTCGCCTTCCTCGTCGGCCGAGGGCGGATAGGCGTCGACCTCGTCCATGAAGAGGTAGCGCGCCGGCATCGAGCGCAGCCCCACCGCCGAGTTCGCCCCGGTCATGATGATCATCCCGCCCGGAAACTCCTTGGAGAGCATCGTGTTGCCGCTGTCGCGCGAGCGCGCCGGCATGATGCGCTCCTTGAGCGCCGGGCTTTCCTCGATCAGCGGGTCGATCCGCTGGCGCGAATTGCGCTTGGCGAGGTCCACCGTGGGCAGCACCGCGAGCATCGGCCCCGGCGCATGGTGGATGACAAACCCGATCCAGTTGTTGCCGGCCTCGGTCGCGCCCACCTGCGCCGCCTTCATGAACGTCACCCGCTGGGCCGGATCGCCGGGCGAGAGCGCGTCCATGATCCCGCGCATGTAGGGTGTCCGGTCGGTGCGGTAGCGCCCCGGCTCGGCCGAGGCGCGGCTGGCGAGCCAGCGATGCGTGTTCGCCCACTCCGAGACGGTCAGGTAGGGGTCGGGCCGCAGCCCGTTCGACCAGCTGCGAAGGAGCCCCGAAGCCCCGTCGAACCCCGCGAGATCAGCCGAGGCTGACGCGGAGCTCCGCGAGGCTTTCGAGCTGCTTGCGGACATGGCGCTCGAGCACTCCCTGCATCGTTGCCGTGTCGATCGCCGCCTCCGCGCCTGCGTTCTTCTCCGCCGCGGCCGAGAGCTCCGCGGCCATCACCGCCGCGACCCGCGCCGGCCAGTTCACCCATGCGTCGCGCTCCTCACGCGCGAGCCGGAACACCAGCTGCTCCGCGCGTGCCTTGTCGACCAGCACTCCCTTCTTCGTCTCGATCACGAGGCGGCGCTCCTGCGCCTTGAGCACCTCGTTCATCGTGCGGGCCTTGAGAAAGGTCGTCTGCCCGCCGCCGCCATCGCCCGGCAGCGCGTCGGGGCCCGGCGCCTCGGTGGTCGGCGCCGCCTGGTCGCCGCGCTGCTGCGAGGGGTCGGTGTAGGCCGCCCGGCGCGCGTCGGAGGCCTCCGCGTCGATCGAGCCGTCCGCGAAGGTGACGACCCGCCCGTCCTTCACCGCCTTCTGCACCGCGGTATGGGATATCCCGGCGCGCCTCGCATACTGGCGCTGGCTCATGCCCTGCATCTGCTCGGAACCCAGTTAAACCATTGCAAAAGAGCGATAATGGCTCCGATTATGCTTCGCTCTGAGCGCCGCGAGAGCGAATGTAATCACATAAACAAGGACCGGAGGCACTGCTACCGTACTACCGAGGCGTGTGGCAGCGTGGTCTGATAGGTCCTGCGCCGCCGCCAAGTCAGTCGACTAACAATCCGCGATCCAGACTAGCGCCCGAGCTCGGTGGAAGTCATCCTCGATCCGGCGGGCGGTTTCGAGCGCATCCTCAATCTGCCCCGCTTCGGCCTGCGCTCCGGCGATGTCGGCCAGCGCGAAGGCTCGCCTGGACTCATCCTCGATGCCGTTCGCGGTTTCGAGCACCTCGGCGAATAGTGCCGTATCGGCCTGCACCCCGGCGATGCGGGCCAACGCCCTGGCTCGGTTGAACTCATCCTCGATCCTGCGGGCGGTTTCAAGCGCCTCCGCAATCTGGCCGGCTTTGGCCTGCGCCCTGGCGACGTAGACAAGCGCCCACGCCCGGCGGCTGTCAGTCTCAATCCTGCGGGCGGTTTCGAGCGCCTCCGTAATCTGCCCCTCTTCGGCCTGCGCCCAGGCGATGTTGCGAAGCGCCCAGTCCGGTTGGTCGTCATACTCAATCTCGCGGACGGTTTCGAGGGCCTCCGCAGTCTGCCCCGCTTCGGCCTGCACCCCGGCGATGCGGGCCAGCACCACGGCCCGGTAGGCCTCACCCTCGATCCTGCGGGCGGTTTCGAGCGCCTCCGTAATCTGCCCCGCTTCGGCCTGCGCCCAGCCGATCTCTAGAAGCGCCCGAGCCCGGCTGGCTTCATCGTCGATCCCGCGGGCAGTTTCGAGCGCATCCTCAATCTGCCCCGCTTCAGCCTGCGCCCCAGCGATGCCGGCCAGCGCGAAAGCTCGCCTGTACTCATCCTCGATCTCGCGGGTCGTTTCGAGCGCCTCTGCGAACAAATCCCGGTCGTGCTGCACCCCGGCGATTTCGGCCAGCCTCTGAGCTCGGTCGGCCCCATCCTCCATCCTGCGGGTGGTCCCGAGCGCAAGAGCAAGCACGGACGTACGTCGAGGGTTGCTCAGGCATTCCGCTTCCGCCTCCGCATCGTGAAGCTGGGTTCGGGCATTGTTGAGCGCCGATCTGACGATCTCGGTGGAAAGAGGCCCGATCTGCTCACCGGTTATCAGCCGAACGGCGAGGTCGCTCCCTGGATAATCCTCGATGATGCTCGCAATTCTGGACTGCACATCCTCCAATCGGGCGACGCGGCTTTCAAGCCCTGCAAGATCCTCCGCCTCGTGCGCAGCCACTTCATTCCAACTCTCCACTGCTGAGACGAAGAGGCGGTTCGCCGCAGTGTTGCTGTCGGCAGCGGCCGGGATTGCCAGCCATAGAAGAACCATGAACGTCAAGAGGCGGGACAACATGCTTGTTTCCACGTGCTTTCTCAGGTCAGCAGAGCAGAAAGGCTCACAGGGCGCGGCGCCCGAGTCAATGTTGCAGTGGCACAACCTTCGGGCCCGTTTCGGCACCCAGCCGCTTGGCCTTGGCCAATTGCGCCCGAAAGTCCGCCTGTTCGAACGAAAGCAGGCGCAGACCTTGCGCCCAACCTGCGGTCAAGCAAATTGCGCTCCCCAGCGCAGGCATTCGAATAGCCGCCGCAGGAGATACTCGCGAATTTACGACTCTCCGAGGAAGGCAAAGCCGATGGTCACGTGCCGGTGCAGTGCCGCCTCGAGTCCGGACATCGGATACACCACCATCTCTGTGGCGATGGCCAGCGGGAAATCGACCGCGAATTTGGCCACCGATTCCACCAGCGACATGAGCCTGCTCTGTCTCATGCCGCAGCTCGCCCCTCCCTGACCTCATCGAAACTGCGGCCGTCGCCATCAAGGACGGCCTGCTTGCCGGTGAACCGCTGCCAGCGATCCACCGCCATGTCGACATAGGCCGGGTTGAGCTCGATCCCGAGGCAGACCCGGCCGGTCGTCTCTGCCGCGATCAGCGTGGTCCCCGACCCCATGAACGGCTCGTAGACCGGATCGCCCGGCTGCGAGTTGTTGAGCATCGGCCGGCGCATGCACTCGACCGGCTTCTGCGTGCCGTGCTGCGTCTTGGCGTCCTGATCGGTGTTCGGGATTTGCCACAGCGTCGTCTGCTTGCGGTCGCCGGCCCAATGGCCCTTGCCGCCCTTCTTGACCGCATACCAGCAGGGCTCGTGCTGCCAGTGGTAATCGCCGCGCCCCAGCACGAGCCGGTCCTTCGCCCACACGATCTGCGAGCGGATGGCAAAGCCGGAGGCCACGAGGCTCTCCGCGACCTCGGCCGCGTGCAGGGCGCCGTGCCAGACATAGGCAACGTCGCCGGGGAACAGCGCCCAGGCTTCCCGCCAGTCCGCGCGGTCGTCGTTGGCCACCTTCCCGGTGCGTTTCGACACGTTCACGCCGGCGCGGTGGCGCCAGATTGGGTCATATTCCACGCCATAGGGCGGATCCGTGACCATCAGCAGCGGCTCGTGCCCGCCCAGCACGCGCTCGACGTCCGTCGCCGAAACGCTGTCGCCGCAGAGCAGGCGGTGGTTGCCGAGCGCCCACATATCTCCGGGCCGCGTCGCCGGTTCGGCCGGCGGCTCCAGCGTCTCGTCCTCGCCCTCGACGGCGCTGGTGCCAGCGCCTTCGTCTGTCGCGCCTTCGAGGTCGCGGAGGATCGCGTCCATCTCGTCGTCGCTGAAGCCGGTGAGCGACACGTCATAATCGGCCGCGATGAGCTCCTGGAACTCGCGCGCCAGCGCCTCCTCGTTCCACTCGCCGAGCTCGGTCAGCTTGTTGTCGGCGACCCTGTAGGCCCGGCGCTGGTCCTCGGTCAGGTGCCCGAGCACGATCACAGGCGCCTCAGTCAGCCCGAGCCGCTCGGCCGCGAGCACCCGCCCGTGCCCCGCGATCAGTTCGCCGTCCTCGGCGACGAGCAGAGGCTGCGTGAAGCCGAACTCGGACATGCTCGCCGCGATCTTCGCAACCTGGTCGTCGCCGTGCTCCTTGGCGTTGCCCGCGTAGGGGCGCAGCCGATCGAGCGGCCATTGCTCAATCTTGTGGGCGGCAAAGCCGAGCGACATGGGAGGGCTCCTGGCGACGATGGATAAAGCGGTGAAAAGCCCCGGCGCCGCAGCGCCGGGGAGTGAGGAAACGCAATCAGCCACGTGCGGGGACATGCGTCTCGCACGCGGCCAGTGCCCCGATACGGTCGGGGCCAGCCATCCGCCGACCACCGGCGGACCTGACGAGCGCGGAACGGGTCGTCTGCCGGCGCCCTGCGCATGGGCCGACCCTCGATTGCCTGGCCACCCCGCGCTCGGGATGCGAGGCGCCGAAGGCGGCGGCGGCGAAAGGATGAAACTCCGCCGCGCCCTCAAGGCGCCCCGCAACCGGAACGCGGGATCAGTCGGTCAACCGTAGGGGCGGGTTGCCACCTGTCCAACGCGGGGGCGGCGTCTGGCAACCGCCCCTTCGCGGGCTCGCAATCACGCGATCGCCCTTGTTGTGCGGGCCGTCTTCACTGTCCGTCGCACCGCAGCACGCGGCCGGGTGGCAAGCGGGTGGCAACTCGAAAAATTGCTCTGTCGCTAGCGAACTCGTGCGCCTAGCCCCCCCGCATAGCTTTGGGGCGCGCGGTGGAACCACGTGGGGCCCAGAGCACAAGAGCTCCAACGACGACCAAGTTTTCGTTGCGTTTCGGTCGTATCTACTGGCACTCATGACAGCATCATGCCGAACGAGCAGATACCCATAACACCAGAAGTACTGCGGTGGGCACGAGAGCGCGCCCGCTTCTCTATCGAAGAAGCGCGCGTGGATTTTCGGAACATCGAAGCTTGGGAACAGGGCAAGTCGTTTCCGACTTACCCGCAACTCGAACGGCTATCAGAAGCCTTCAAAGTGCCGGTTGCTGTCTTTTTCTTCCCGGCGCCGCCGGACGTGCCACCGATCCGCGAATCCTTTCGGACGCTGCCCGATGTGCAGTTTGAATTGCTGCCGCGTGAAGTGCGTTTTCTTTTGCGGAAAGCAAAGGCGTTTCAGATCAATCTCTCGGAGCTAAATGACGGCCACAATCCGGCTGATCGCTTTATCCTCCGCGACCTACGCTTCGCACCGGATATGGACATTCCAGAGATGGCGCGGAAGGTGCGGGCATACCTTGGCGTTCCACTCGATGTTCAAACGAGCTGGATAGATAGCGACGCAGCCTTCGATTCCTGGCGAGAAGTCTTAGAAGCTCGCGGGGTGGCAATATTCAAGGACGCCTTCAGAAATGACTTCTATTCCGGCTTCTGCCTGTATGATGAAGTTTTCCCTCTAATATATGTAAACAATTCTGTGAAGACACGGCAGATCTTCACTCTTTTCCACGAGTTGGCGCACCTTCTTTTCCACACAAGCGGAATCAATACTCTGAGTGATGAGCCGGATGAAGAATTGGCCATGCCTGATAAACAGGTCGAAGTCGTCTGCAACCGCTTCGCAGCCGAATTCCTAGTCCCTGCAGAACAGTTCGACGCCGACACTGTGGGGCTACCGCCAACCGAAGAGACGGCGACATTCTTAGCAAACCGCTACCATGTTTCCCGCGAGTCGATGTTCAGACGCTTCTTGGATCGTGGTGATATCTCTGTAGAGGAGTATCAGCGCGCTGCTGATAGATGGGCAGGGCAGCGCCAGCCGCGAACTGGCGGCAATCACTATTGGACAAAAATCGCTTACCTTGGGACGAATTACGTCAATCTCGCTTTTTCGCGATACTATCAAAACAGAATTTCAGAGCCGGAGCTTGCAGAATACCTCGACACAAAGGTGAAGAATCTTTCAAAGCTTGAGAGCTATTTTGCGAGGAAAGTTGTGTAGATGTATGTATTCGACACCTCGCCTTTATCGAACCTTTTTCGGCACTTCTACCGGCGCCGATTCCCCACGCTATGGGAGCAGTTCGACGCGCTTGTCGCCGATGGCGCTGTGACATCAACACGTGAAGTTCGGCGTGAACTAGACTTTTATGCGCATGTCGATGATATTTGGGTGCGTGACAATTCCGACATCTTTACAACCCCAACGGCGGATGAAGCGCAGGTGATACGCAAAATTTACGCCGTTCCTCACTTTCAACAGAATATAGAGATGAAAAAAATTCAAAAAGGTGGGCTAAATGCCGACCCATTTGTCGTTTCAAAGGCATACGCAAATAATGGAATTGTTGTGACGCTCGAAAGCGCTCCGCCACATGCCGCAAAGATTCCGAACATCTGTGGGCATCTAGGTGTTCGCTGTCTGAACTTGGAAGAATTCATGGAAGAAGAAGATTGGCAGTTTTGAGCAGCCCATATCCCCACGAGCGCTAGCGCAACCACGCAAACTGAGCGAAAGCTACGATTTACAAACGTGAATTCTCGAGGCGAACCTCGGGCAGTCTTCTGCGATGCTTCGGAAGCTATGTCTAGAGGGGGCACCGTGTCAATGGGGTAGATGTGGGGTGTTTCAGAGTTGAGCCGAACCAAAGCATGCAACGAGGAGGTGGGGCGCCATTGGCCAATCAGTGCTGAAGGGCCACACGCCCGTTTACGCCGTGAAGGCCGCACGCCAACAGGCACGAACTTTTCAAGAGACAGCCGGGCAACCACCTGGGGCGGGAGCCAATTCGTCGGTGTGGTGTCCGCATGGCTGTGGAGGCCAACACTTGCGGTACGGGGAAGGCGGTCCTCTTGCTGCCCATAGCTCCGCCATGCTATCGGCATGCGACGCTACGAGCGCGCTCACCCAACGACGACCGACCCCTGCAGGTGCCAGATGAAATGTGTATGCTTTTGCTGTGCGCCGCCGGCGGACACGCCGGCCCATGGCATTTGGGCGCTCTTGGAGGGCAAGGAGCAGTTCGGCCTATTCCGCGCCTCTGTTCTCGCAGTGGAGGACGATCCCAGTTTTGTGATCCTTACTGATGAAGACACGCCCTTCGACGAGGGTTTGCCGGATGTTGCGGTGAATCGTGCGCCGGTGGATCCTACAGAAATCATGCTGGAGCGCACACGCCGGCAGGCCGCTTTCCTCGAGGCGGATCCGCTCAACGAACCTGTGGGTTTCTTTGACACAGATATGCTGATGCTCGAGGCGTTTTCGCCGCTCTTCGAGCATGATTTTGACATCGCCGTGACGCTGCGTCCCTCTGGCCGCGGCATGCCGGTGAATGGCGGGTTGATCCTAGTCAACAATCGTCGCCCCGCGCTAGTGCGACAATTCTTCTGTGACCTGCGGAATCGGATGGAACGAGAGGCTAAGGGCACGCAACGGGAATGGTATGGCGACCAGATCACACTAGCAAATGTCATCGGTGACGTGAGCTTGCCCGACGTCTTAGGCGAGATACACGAGATTGATGGGGTCCGGATCTTATTCCTCGATTACGCCAGTTACAATTATTCACCCAAACGCGAGCACCCATTGCTGTGGGGCGAGTTGTCAGGGATTTTCCTTTATCACTTTAAGGGGCGCTGCCGGATATATATGCGTGACTTCTGGCAACGGCGCATCGCCCCGAACCGGGGGTGGGTCGACCGATCGCCACTGACATGGTTTCTTGCTGGGTTGGCTCTGGAATGGAAGCGCAAGCAGACAAATCCAGTGTTTCGTGCAGACACGAGGAGGCTCTGAGACGCATGCAGGCCTTTTGCATACGGATTTTCCGGTTCTTAAAGCCCAAACGTGAACGCGGGGCGAACAGATCAAAATCTGTCACTCCACATGTTGTGTTCTAGCGGCGTAGGCACAGTCGAGATGGCCTTGGCGAATCCAAATAGGCTCTCTCTGGAAGGGCATGACGGGCACAGAATGCGAAGTGCTCTGGCCGTGAACAGCTGCGCACGGCCCATCAAGGAGAGGACCGAGCATGGACGCAAGATCATCAAGAACTGGTCTGACCTTTGGCGGCGGCGTAGGTTCCGTTGGGGAGAAACGCACACATACTCGATTTACCAGGCACTTAGCTGGCTACGCCCGATTTGTGGCGTATTGCTGGTCTGCCCTGCCGCGAGCGAGTTGCGTGTGATACGCGAAGCGTTGGCAAGTCGGCATAACAGGACGACGCATTGGAGAAAAAACGCCTTCATGGTGCGCTTCGCCGCAGCGAGATTAACGCCGCGGGACCGGTGTCTGAGCTCGAAGTATCGGATTCTGTTTTGGATCTGTCGATGACAGAAATCAGTTTTCCCAAAAAGCAGGCCGGCCGTGGCTTTGGCATTCTCACGCCCTACTTGATCCCGCCCGAAAAGCCCCGCAAACGTCTAAACCTCGGTGACGGGTTCATCTTCCATGCGATCGAGCGACTTTTGGGGCCATTTGCGCCTGATGTGGTGCTGTCGTCTCGCAGCACCCCTGAACCTGCACAGATTACGGCACTGGCGAGCCGACGTGCGATCATTTTGGGCGGTGCCAATCAGCTGTCGGATAATTTTCGTCCATGGCCCACACTCGAGGCAGGAGACATTGATAAGGCCGGTCTGACGTTTGTTCCCATGGGGGTCGGCCTTAACGGGCTGCCGAAGAACAATTGTGGCTTCACCCCGACCACGAGGGCAATCATTAGGGCCATGCATGAGCGAATTCCGTATTCGTCGTGGCGCTGTCCGCGCACAGTAGCGCTTTTGCAGAGGGCGTTCCCGGATTTGGCTGATCGCTTTCTTATGACGGGGTGCCCGGTGCTTTATGACCGCCCATTGCTGGAAGGGGAGCCCTTCAACACCGACACGGGCCGGATCGCGGTAACCGTTACCGAGCGCGGTGATTTTATGTTCCGTGAAACTTCGACGCTTCGCGAGATCGCTCGGCTGTTTCCGGATGCTGAGAAACTACTTGTGCTGCACCAGGATTTTCGTAGGCTTCGCCGCGGCATCGGCCCTTCTGTGCGCGAGATGCTTCCGGGTTCTTGGCTCGGGAACGTCGGCAAGTTGCATGCAGAGGCGAAGAGGCTGGGCTACCGGATCGTCGCTCCAGCCACGGCACGTGAGTGCATTGATCTCTACCAGGGTGTTGATTTGCATGTCGGCAGCCGGCTCCATGCGCATCTTTTATGCCTGAGTCGCGCACGGCGAAGCTTCCTGACCTATGTCGACAACCGCAGCCTCGGGGTTTCAGAGTTCCTAGATTTTCCGCTAGTGCGCCCCGGAGGGCTGGAAGACCATCTCAACTACGACTTCGAGACAGTGCGTGCGAATGCGCGACAGTCCTTTGCCAACATGCGCCGATTTATCAATAGCCTCGAGTCGTTGCATTGAGGGCGGAACTTCCGGGATACCGTCGGTTGCTGGCGCGGGCCTCTGCCCAATTCCCGACGCACAAGCGCCTTGCACGCGAAATCAAGGGCGCCAAGTTGTCCTTCGTTAGCCCCCGCAAGTTTCGCCGCCTGTCAGAGGCGCTTACCATCGCCGGGGCGGCCAAGGCGCCGGGCCTTTATCTCGAGGCTGGCGTCGCGTTGGGCGGAACAGCTATCTATATCGGCCGGCTCAAACCTGCGGGCGCGCCGCTAGCGCTGTTTGATGTATTTGGCATGATTCCCCCGCCGGGAGACGAAGATCCGCAGGAATCCCACGCTCGCTTCGCCCAGATTGCAGCGGGAGAAGCGCAGGGACTGGGAGGAGAAGTTTATTACGGCTACCGCCACGATCTAGAGAAGACCGTCCGGACCAATCTCGAGCGCTTTGGTTTGGACCTCGCCCATGATCACATCCGCTTTGTTCCGGGCGTGTTTGAAGAAACCATGTCCTTCGATGAGCCGATCCGCTTTGCCCATGTCGATGCGGATTGGTACAGTTCGGTAACGACCTGTCTCGACCGGATATGGCCGCGGCTCGTTACCGGCGGGGTCATAGTGTTTGACGATTACCACTCCTATGATGGATGCCGCCGCGCGGTCGACAACTTTGTCGCCGCTGTTGGAGGCGCGGTTGAAGTCCTCTTCTCGGATTCCTCCTTTGGCCTCATTCGAGCCCGCTGATCCTCCCGGTTGCTGGGAAAGAATTGCTATTTATTTTTCAAAGCATCCCTCGGCGCAACAGTTAATATGGTCGCAGTTGGACTCGAAACTTTGCCCCCCTAAATATTCATTGTAAGATTTCCCGTGATCGGCGTGACCTTGAGGCGCGATCTCACGCCCGTTTCATCGCTTCTCAAAACACCCCGGCGAGATTGCCAGATCCGATCTCCGAAATCAGGCAGTTTTTTCGTCAAGCCCGGATGCGCTTGGGAAGTGGTTGGACAGATGCGTCGGGTAGCGAAATCTTTGAAAATCCTGAGCGTAAAGCTTGCGAACGAGCGCTGCGGATCCTGCCGTATAAAATTCACTTAACTTCGTAGATGCTGATGTAATTTTCGACTTTCCCGCTTCGACTTGGTGCGGACGTGCAAGCACCTCAGCATGCATTGGATCCTGCCCAATGTCCGACAAGACAATCCGCATGTCATCAACCAATTGCTCAAGCCGTGCGACACGAGAGAAGTTTTCGATTGGCTGGTACAAAAGGTTCACCTGCGGCCAGAAATGTCGGTCGCGCCACAATCCGCCGTTGTCCAGGAACGTCAGGAACTCGTAGAACCCATCCGAAGTGGAATTGCCAAACCCTGCGCAATAGTGATATTTTGACGAGCGGCCAGGAGCAACTTTTTCGAGGAAAGCTGAAAGCGCGCGAGAGTATGGGTTGCGGACAACGACGAGGGAGTAGAAAGATGGGAGGAGCTCTAGCTGTGCCAGCGACATGGATTTCGGCTTAACTAGGATTTTCTTAAATCCGTGTTTACTTTCCGTGGTGAATCTATTGGAAAGGTCGCTTAAAAATGCTGAAACTGTTGTATTGCCTGATTTTTTAATTCTATTAAAGCACAGTTGGAGATCGGGGAAAACTGCCAAGTGACTTCCATGAAATACAATGTCAAAGTCATATTTGTTACCGCGGAGCAAAAATGCTCGACATGGATGTTGCATACAGGCCGCTATTCTTTCCAGCGAATGGTAGTTCACCGTCTTGAGCCTCATCTGTCAGTTGCCACACGCCTTTTTGGTCTTTCCTAGACTATCACGTATCTCTTAGGCGGCGAGTGCGTCATGGCAAGGTCGCTGCTGCACGGGACTCGGGAGGGAAGCTGGAGATGTTGCAGGCAAGGGAGAGTCGTTCAGCATTTAGCGTCGTTCAAGCGTTCCGGGACCACAAGTGCTACGCGGAAGCCGCTGATTCGCGCAAACCTGAAATCACTCAGACCCACGGCTCCCCCGGCGGCAGCCCGTCCGTGATCTCGTGCTCGCGCAGCATCCCGCCCTCGCGCAGCGCCCCGGCCAGATAGACCAGCGCCTCGCGCCAGGCGGTGTAGAACAGCCGCACGGCGTCGATCCGGCGCGGGTCCGGGGAGAGCGTGACGGGGCAGGCGCGAACCTCGACCTCGCGGAGACGGCCCTTGCCGCGGCCGCGGTCTCGATACCGCACTGTGCCGACAACCTCGGTCCCGGAGCGCCAGCCATACTGGTTCTCGTGCTTTTCGACCGGCACGATCCGCGGAATGGCCCCCGGCATCCAGTCGGGCGCCATGCCGGCGCGGGCGAGCTCGGCGATGCGGATCGCCATGCGCTTGCCGCCGAGGCTGTCGGGCAGGTTGGACACGGCCGCGGCGATCACCTCGGCGTCCTCGTGCGGGCAACTGCCCCTGCCGCCTCGCGGGCCTCCGCCGTCGATATGCGTGCCGAGCCGGGCGCGCTCGATGATGATATACTCCATGCCGAAGCCGAAGCCCTCGCGGTCCTCGGTGGGGCGCGGGAGTTCGAGCGAGGCGAGCTCCCGGCGAAAGGCCCATTCGAGCGCCTGCTGGATGGTGACGTGCCGCTTAACCCGAGCCATAGTGTTCCTCCGCCCATTGCCGCAGAAGCCCGGCCAGCGGCTCGGGCAGCTCGTCGGGCCGCACGGAAATCACGCCCGCGTCCCGCCAGGCGCGCCGGCGCAGGGCCTCGACACGGCCCCATGCATCGATCGGGTCGGGGGGCGCCGCAGGAGCGCCCTCCCGATAGATCGGGCTGATCGAGGGCTGGCCTTTCATCCGGCTCTCCGGTTGTCGAGAAGGCCCGCGAGCTCATCGGCGACGCCCAGCCCGTATGCGTCGTGGACCGCGGCCGTCCACTCCTGCTGCCACGCGTCGGTGTAGAGCAGGTCGGGGGCGACGGTCGCCACGTGGACGATCTTCGACAGCCGGTCGGCGAATTCGGACCACGCCGCGTCCTCGCCGGAGACGGTGTAATCCGCGCCCATTTCGGCGAGGGCCTTCATCTCGAGATCGCCGACCGCCAGGTCGATGCCATCGTGCTCCCGCCGCACCGGCCCCGGAACATCGCCCGTGACCGCCTCGCCGCAGTCGTGGTGCAGCATGTGGGCGATCAGGCCCAAGGGCGGATCGGGGTGCAGCGCCAGGATGATCTGCGCGGCCATCGCCGAGTGGTGCGCGACCGTCTCGCCGGAGGCCGAGAGGCGCGGGTGGGTGTGCCAGCGCCGCACATAGCCCGACTGCAGGATGCGGCGCAGGCGACCGCCTGTGGATTGCTCATCCCTCACGATGCACCCCCTTTCTTCCGCCGCCAGACGAGGCCCTTGCCCTCTTTCCGGCTCTTGGCGCGGCCCTGATCCCGCAACCCCCGCAGCCGCTCGCGGACGGTATCGACGTGGCCCTTGCCGATCGCCCGGTGGATCGCCTTCGCGTCCGCCCACTCCGTCCCGAGCACGTCGAGCACCTCCTGGCCGGTGATCGCCGGCGAGTTCTGCTGCAGCTGGCAGTTGCGGAACTCGGGATCCGGCGTCTTGCGCTGGCCCGGCCTGAACGGGCGGGCGTCCTCGGCCCAATCCTCAGCCGGGAGCGTCGGCCGGCGGTTCGTTCCGCCGGCGACAGGCTCGAACCGTGCGCGGCTCGTGCGCACCTTTGTCCCCATCGCGCCCTCCATCACTCGTCGGCCTCGCCATCGGCGCCGGGCAGGTCGGGCTGGTCCGGGTCAATCGGCGGCGCCTCGCGCTCGCCCATGAACGCCTCGCTGTCGACCATCATGATCGTGCAGTAGTCCCCCACGTGATCGCCGAGCACGGTGCGGTTGTGCTCGATGTTCGAGGCCGTGATCTTCGCCTCGATGCCCTTGTCGCCGCCGGCGATCTTCACGTCGCCGAGCTTGACGACCGTGAACGGCCACTCGTAGTCATTGAGCATGCGCACCGCATTGCGCACGAGGTCTTTGGCCATGAGCTCGAAGCCGTTTGCCAGATCGCGCTGCTCCTCCTCGGTGAGCATCGACCAGGGCCGCTTGAGGTCGCGCACCCGCGTCAGCACGGCGTCGCGCACGTCGCCGGCCAGTGTCTCGATCTCGAGCTCGTTCGTGTCGATCGTTTCCATGATCGTCCTCCTTTCTTCGGGGTTTCAGCCGAGATGCTCGATCTCGGCCTTCAGTTCGGCCACGCGCTTGCGCTCGGCCTCGCAGCTGGCGGCGAGCGCCAGCGCTTCCTCCTCGCGGGCGGTCAGGGCCTTTTCGGCCTCATCGAGCCGCCGCGCGATCTGCTCCGCCTGTTCGTTGCTGTTCGCGTCGCCGAAGAAGTCCTCGCGGATTTCCGCGACCCAGGCCCACGGGACGCCGAGGCGCTTGCCCACCTTCTGGTCGGTGTTGTCTCCGGCGTAGCGCCCCGCGGCGTCGTCGTAGCAGCCCTCGAGCTCGTCCAGGATGCGCCGCCGCGTGCGGCGGTCGGGCCGGCGGGGCGCCCCGTCGCTCTCACGCGCTTTGGGATCGCCAGCGCCATCGGCCGGGGTGGGTTTTCCCGGCTCCCCGCCGCCGGCGGGAAAGTTGCCGCTGTGCGGGGCGCACAGCGCCTCGCTGGCGGTCCCGCTCCGAGCGGGCGTTTTCGTCATCGCAACCACGTTGTCCTCCTCCTTTCGCTTCGCCGCCGCCAGGGCGCGGCGCTTCGCCTCGCAGTTCGGGCAGCGCAGCCGCTTGCCCGCCATCGCCCAGCCCTGCGCTTCCAGCTTGGTGACGACCTGCTTGCGGTTAGGCTCGGCCGGGCGCTTGCTGTTCTCGCGGTAGACCGCCGCCGGCACGACTTCCTCCCGGCCGCACTCGTCGCACCGCGCCAAGGCGCGATGGGTTGAGCCGTGTCCCTTCTTCGCCGCCTGGATCATGCCGCCCTCCAATCCTCGGAGCCGGGACTGTTCTGGTGCGGCGATCCGCCCTCGATGGCCTGCTCGCGCTCGCGGCGGATGGCGGTGAGCTTCTCCATGACGCGCTCGTGGTGCTCGCGCTCATCGCGGCCCATCGGCTGCTCATGGGCGCGGCGCTCCTGATCCGGGCCGAGGGTAAAGCCCTTGAACCGGGCCTCGCGCTCGTTCTCGAACACGCCCCGCCCGATCAGCGCCGCGGTGCGGGACGCGGCGCCCATGCCGGGCATCTCGTCTCCGAACTTGGCGAACCACTGCGCGAGCATGTTGACCGCCTGCTCGTCGCCGCCGCCATCGGCATGCTGCCGCGACTGCCGCGCGGCGCTTGCCGCCTTGCAGGCTTTCGCCAGTTCGCCGGGCGCCGGCCAGGTCCGGGTGGTCATCCCCTCGGCGAGCCGGCCCAGCATGTCCTCGAGCCAGCCCTCGTAGCCGTCGCCGGGGGCGTAGCGCAGGATCGTGCGCAGCATGTCGTTCGCCTCGGCCTGCATGGCCTCGTCTTTTCCGGCGAGGTAGCGCGGCGGCGAGTAGCGCCCGAGCCAGCCGGAAAAGCGCTGGTGGATCGTCTCCTCCCTAATCGACATTTCGATACTCCTTCGGCAGTTGCGGGATGATGCGCGGCATGGGGTGGGGTGCCGCTGACCCTTCCTTCGGCGCCGCTGGCGAGAGCCGGGGCGCGTTGCGGGCGCCGGCGAGCTCGCGCATCGCCGGCGTGAAGTATCGGAAGCTGACGGGTGGGCCGGGCTCGGCCTTTCGCGCCATGACCTCGCGGACCACCGAGAGCTGATCGTCCTCCGAGAGCCCGAGGTCGTCGGCCCAGCGGCCCGCCTCCTCCATGTCGGACTGCGTGCCGAGGATCCGGCCGTTCGGCCCGGTCAGCCCCGTTGCCGGGTCGGCCCCCATCGCTTCGAGAAGGCGCTCGCGGTGGGTTGGCTCCGAACGGGGCGCCTCGCGCGGGCGCGCGCGCGCGTCGCCGTCATCATCATCATGTTCTGTATTGTAGTAGTCGGTCGGGCGTTCAGCGCCCGCTGGTCGCGCCCTTTGATTTCTTTGGGTTTTTTCGGCAGATTTTTGACCAGCCCGTCTCGCGTTTTCAGAACGCGACGAACGTTGTGAAATTTCTTCGTCGCAGGTCTCGTTCGAGAGGCGCCCGTCATCGGTCACATAGAGCTTCTCGAGCCGGAGCAGCCGGTCCAGCGCCTTGTCGAAACTCGAGGGGCGTATTTCGCAATAGGTCGCCAGTATCTCCGGCTTCCACGGGATCGGGCCGTTGTGCTCGTAGATGCGGCAAAGCAGGGCTATGTAGACCTTGACCTCGTTCGCGGAGAGGCCGCGGATGCCGGCCATGAAGCGCGACGGGTAGAAGGGGAACCAGAGCTCATTCGGCATGGCACGGCTCCCGCTTCGTCCGCGCCCGCGCCGCGTCGAATTCCTGCCCGCGCCTGGCCATTCAGGAAGCCCCCTCGGCCTGAATGGCGCGGGCGCGCCCCACGATCGGAGTGGCAATCTTGAAGAAGATCGCGGTGTGGTTGCCGCGGGGCCGTGCGGCGGTGATGAAGCCGTCGCGCTCGAGGGCGCCGAGCTGCTCCCGCACGCCTCTGGCACCGAGGCGTGCCCGATCCTGAAGGACATCGGCGTCGATCATCCCGACGCCATGCGGCCCGGCGAAATCGATCAGCGCCATGTAGGCCAGGCGGGCCTTCCCGTCCTTCGGCCCGACCGTCCAAGCGAGCATGCGCAGCGCGTCGTTGAAGGTCATCGGCGGTCTCCTTTCGCGGTGTCGGGGGCGGGGGTCATCGGACGCCGGCCTTGGTCTCCAGCGCCCAAAGCAGGACGGCGATGGCGTCGGCCTCGTTGTCGTCGGCCGGATCGAAGCCGCGGCTGCGGGCCGCTTCGATCATCGCGGCTTTCGGCGCGTTGCCCTTGCCGGTGGCGTGGCGCTTGATCGTGCCGACCGGCACGCCCTCGTAGGGCACGCCGCGCATTTCGGCCCACGCGGTCAGCGTGGCCATGAGCCCGCCGTAGACATGGGCCGCGTCGGTCGCGACGTGCCGGCGGACTTCCTCGAACCAGATTGCGCCGATCGGCCCCGACAGGCTCTCGATCTCGGTCAGCCAGTTGGTGAAGCGCAGGTAGCGCATGCCGCCGCCATCGAAGCGGCTGGGGCGAAAGCTGGTCGTGCCGGTGGTGATCAGGCCATCGGGCGCGCGGATCGCCCATCCTGTTGTGGTGCCGAGGTCGAGGGCCAACATCGCCCCCGCGCCGGCGCTGGGTGTGCCGTCCATAGCGAACCTTTCTCCTGCTGGATTGTTGGCGGGCGCGGTCACAGCCGTACGCCCAGCTGCTTCGCGCGGCGGTAGATCGCCTCCCACTCGCCCGGATAGGGCCTGTCGGGGCCGGCGAGGCCCGCCCGCAAGCACTCAGTCCAACCCCGGAGCTCGTCGGCGGGGAGGTGGGCGATCATGGCGACCCTGTCTTTCACCCCATCGATCATCCCGCGTCGCTGCCTTCCCGCGGTTCGCGTGCGGCAGACGAGAGGTCATCACCGGCCCGCATGTTGAAGAGGCTGGACGGGCACTCGATGTCCTCGTCCTGGGCGAGCCCCCGAAGCACCAGGAACCAAGATGCAGGGAAGGCACCGCGCACCACGGCGTTACTGACGGCCGTTGGCCCGATTCCCAGGGCCTCCGCGATCCGCCGGCGACCGATCCGGTCGGCAAAGCCGGAAATTTCGACCATTGCTGCCATACTCCACAAGTTGTGGGTTTACTTAGCAGCACAATTAGTGGCTTGTCCAGATGCCCACGTTTTGTGAACGGTGCCAGAATGGCAAAGGAAGCTCCGCAGCACCCTGAAATCGGCGCCCGCCTCGCGGCCGTGCGCGAAGGCTTCTCTGACCTCAGTCAGAAAGCCTGGGCCGAGAAGCATGGGTTCAGCCCGACGCAATACAACAACTGGGAGAAGGGCGCTCGCCGCATCCCCATAGAGGCCGCCGAGAAGCTTTGCAGCACCTACGGCTTGACCCTCGATTTTATATATCGCGGAAGAAGGGACGGGTTGTCGGAGAGCGCCTCGAAGGTGCTCTGATCACACCGCCCCATATGCTTGACCACATGATCCAGCGGAACGTCGAGCTCCTCGGCAATCTCGATCATCCTGTCTAAGCGTCGGTCAATCTCCTTCATCGCGGGCCTCACGGCAAGAACATAACAGGAACATATGCTGGGCAGGAAAGCCGATCCTCCTGTCGCTTGTCAATCATGATCCACGATTTGTGATTTATTCCTTGCTTGATCCACTTTGTGTGGGTATTGCGGAAGGCATCCACAATTCGAGGATGCGCGATGCTCCCCCCTCAGGATCTTACCGACCCCGATGACTTCTGCCGCCGCTGTGGCGGTCGCCGGATGCTTCGTGAGTGGATCGGCGGGGATCGCTTCGTGTGGGAGCCCTGCGGGCTGTGTCGCGGCACCGGGAAGCACACCATCAGGATCGACTAGGAGGATCGGCGATGTTCGGCATCGGCGCCCGCAAGGGCATCACCATGAAGGCGGCGCAGGAGCGCGAGGTTCGCGCGATGCTCCGGCGCAGCGTCTGGAACAAGCGGCTCAACAGGATCGCGCGGCTCTGCCTGGGGCTCGCCATCGGCGCGTCGATCGGGCTCGGGGTCGCGGAAGCCTCCGCGTCCTGGGCAGCCAAGGCGGCGGCGCTGTTCGAGGCGCCGCTGGCCGGGAGCCCCTACTGATGGCGGGGGCGACGACGCTCGAGCCCGGCGTCCAGCGTCTCGATGCCGCGGTCTATCACGCCGATCCCGCGCCGGAGCCGAGCCTGAGCAGCTCGATCGCGCGGCTCCTGCTCAACAAGAGCCCGCGCCATGCCTGGGTCGCCTCGCCCCGGCTCAACCCCGATTGGGAGCCGGTCGAGAAAAAGCACTTCGACGTGGGGCGGGCGGCGCACCGCGCGGTGCTGGGCGCCGGGGAGGACTACGCCGTGATCCCCGAGGGGTTGCTCGCCGCAAACGGTGCCGCCAGCACGAAGGAGGCCAAGGCTTATATGGCCGAGGCGCGGGAGATGGGCCTGACGCCGATCAAGCCGGAGGAAGGCGAGAACGTGGAGAGCATGGCCGCGGCTGCCCATCAGCGGCTGCGGGACATGGGGATCACGCTCGACCCGGCGACGAGCGAGGTCACGGCCCTCGCATGGATCGACGGAGTGTGGTGCCGCGCGATGGTGGACAACGCGCCGGCGGATCGCCCGTGGCTGATCGATTTCAAGACCACGACCGACGCAAGCCCCGAGGCGGCGATGCGCACCGTCATGAACTACGGCTATGACGTGCAGGCCGCGCATTACCTCGCCACATGGAAAGCCGCGACCGGCGAGGACCGCGACTTCCTGTTCCTGTTTCAGGAGAAGGAGGAGCCCTTCGAGGTATCGCTGGTGCGGCTGGTCCCGAACACGCTGGTGATGGGCGAGAAGAAGATCAGGCGCGCGCGTGAAATCTGGCGCCTCTGCCTGCGCGACGACCAGTGGCCCGGCTACCCGCTGGGCATTCACGACATCGACCTGCCCGAGTTCTTTCACGCGAAGTGGCTCGAACGCGAGAGCCGCGAGGCCGACCACAAGAGCCGCACCGGGCAGGACGTGATCGAAGCCGCCATGCGCTGGCAGGCGCCCGAAGCAACCGCAGGAGAGTGAAGATGAACGCCATGATCCGCTTTATATCCGTGGCCGAGATCACCGAGCCGCTCAGCGTGACGCTGGGCCTGTCGGGGGCCTCGGGGACGGGCAAGACCTACAGCGCGCTGCTTGTCGCCCGAGGCATGGCCGAGGGGACCACCGGCAAGCAGGGCGCGCCGATCGGTTATGTCGACACCGAGAACCGCCGGGCGCTGCACTACAAGCAGGCGTTCCCCGAGATGATGCATTTCGACATGCAGGCGGTGGACGAGCACGGCGAGATGGTCGGCTTCGGCCCCGAGCGGTGGATCGAGGTCATCGACGCGGCCGAGGCCGCGGAGCTGCCGGTGGTCGTCATCGACAGCTTCTCGCATGCATGGGAAGGCGTCGGCGGCGTTCTCGATCTGCACGCGCAGACGCTCGACCGGCTCACCGGCGGGAAGGAGGAGCTCAAGGACAAGCGGTCCCAGCTGGCCTGGGCCGAGGTCAAGCCGCGCTACCGCCGGCTGATCGACCGGATCGTGCGCGCGCGGTGCAACATCGTGATCTGCACCCGTGCCAAGCCGGTGATGCAGACCGGGTTCGGGCAGAACGCGAGGAACGCCCGCAAGACGAAAACCCGGCGCGATGACGTGCCGTGGGACGTGGCTGGCGATGGCGACCTGCTGTTCGAGATGACCGCCATGATGATGCTGGACCCGAGCGCCCCCGGCTGCCCGGTTTACCAGATCAAGTGCGCGGACCAGTTCAAGGCGCTGTTCGACCCGCGCCGCCCGCTCGGCGTCGAAACCGGCCGCGCGATGGCGGAGTGGGCGCGCGGTCAAGGCGACAGCCAGCGCCAGAAGGAGCTTCTCGACCGCGCCCGCGCCGAGGCGCGCAAGGGCAAGGACGCATTCATCGCCTTCTGGAACAGCGAGGAAGGGAAGGCGAACCGCCCGCTTCTGCGCACGATCCTCGAGGAGTGCCATCAGATCGCCTCGGAAGTGGACACGCACGCCGCGGCCGATGACGACGATCCGTTCCCCGATGAACGGCCCGCCCTCTCGCCCGAGGAGGAAGCCCGCATCCGCAAGGAGATCGATGCCGACCACAATAGCGAGGCGGCTGAGGCCGGCTTCGGAGGCGGTGGGGGCCGGTAATGCGGAGCGTCAACAGCGTCGAAATCCTCGGCCACCTTGGCCGCGACCCCGAAGTGCGGACGTTCCCGAATGGCGGGAAGGTCTGCAATCTGAGCGTCGCCACGAGCGACCAGTGGAGGGACAAGAACAGCGGGGAGAAGCGCGAGCGCACCGAGTGGCACCGCGTCTCGATCTTCATCGATCGTCTCGTGGAGGTGGCCGAGCGCAACCTTCGCAAGGGAGCCCGCGTCCGTCTGCGCGGGAAACTCGAGACCCGCAAGTGGCAGGATCAGAGCGGCAACGACCGCTACACCACCGAGGTCGTGCTGCGCCCCTTTCACGGGGAGATCACCATCATCGATTGGGCGAATGACGGCTCCGGCGGGGCAGGGGGCTCCGGCGGCAACCAGAGTGGTGGCGCCGCCGGTGAGCCGCCCGACCGGCGGCAGGGTCGCCCCGGATACGGGGGCGGCTACAGCGGAGGACGCTATGGCGACCTCGAGGATGAGATTCCTTTCGCGCCGGAGGTGCGCGGATGAACCACTACACCGCACAAACCGGCATCACCATCGACCCGGCGTTCAAGGCGACCGGATGGTATCTTGACTGCCTGCCGTCACTGGAGCCGACTGACAAGTTGACGGCACCAGAGCTGGGCACGGCCGCGCACAAAGAATGGTCCGCAGTCCGCCGCGCTCCGCCCGGACCCGACCGCTGGAAACTGCGCAGCTGCACCTTTCCGGGCATGGCGGAAGCCGCCGCTCGCCAGTGGGGCGGGAAGCATTCAACGAGAAGGAGGTTCGGCATGGCTGACGACGACGAACCGCACCGCCTGGTGCTCGACATACCCTGCCTCTGCGCGTCGTGTCGCAGCGAGGCAATGGTCGGCGTTGCCGCGATGATCGAGCGCGCGGCGAAGGAGAACGACGAAGAAGGCGCGGGATCGCCGACCGGGATCATGATCCTGGCGCTGTGCAAGGCAGCCGTGCGCGCCGACCTGAGCCGGGATGCTCTGACAAGTTTCGTGGCCGAAACGCACGAGTGCGCCGAGGACATCAGGGAGGATGAGCGGAGGAGGATGAACTGATGCCGGGCATGTCGGAGAAGTCGGGACTGGGCCGCTCGATCGACCAGCGGCTGGCGAGGTTCATCCGCGCCGCCGAGGCCGAAGGCAAAACCGTGCTTCGGGCGTCGGTCCGTAAGGATGGCGGAATTGACTTGACCTTCGCCCCGCCGGGAAGCGGTGATCCCTCCGACGAGTTCGACTTGGTGGACTTCTCGCGATGAAGAAGAAGCGGCGCAGCTTACCCCCTTACGTCTATCGACAGACGACGAAGGGGCGCACCTACTACTACTTTCGGCGGAAGGGCGTTCAAGAGCGTGTAGACCCGGAAGCGCCGGATTTCTGGAAGACCTACGCAGCGCTGCGCGACGACAAATCCCCGCCGCCAAGGCGCTATGCCGGGCAGCGGACGTTCAAGGCGCTGTTTGACGACTACGAGACGAGCGACCGCTTCAATCGGCTCGCAGAGCGGACGCGGCGCGATTATCTCAAGTGCCTCACATACTGGCGCGAGAAGATCGGCGACCTGCCGGTTGCCAAGATGAAGCGGAAGGACATCGTTCGCGCCCAACGCGCACTTGCCGACCGTCCGCGGTTCGCCAATTACGTTGTCCAGGTTATCTCGGTGTGCTTCGAACACGCGATCGACCTCGGGTGGCGTCAGGAAAACCCGGCGAAAGGGGTGCGTGCTCTCAAGACCGAGGGGAAGAAGCGACAGCCCTGGCCGCAAAACATGATCGACAAGTTCCGAGAGGCGACGCCGGACAGGGATGGAACACCCGACAGGGCGCGGCTTATATTCGAGCTTTGCCTCGGGACCGGGCAGCGGATCGGCGACGTTCTCAGGATGCGCTGGGACGACCTCGAGGCCGGCGGGGTAAACGTGAAGCAGAGCAAGACCGGCTCAAAGCTGTGGGTACCCTTTACGCCTGCGCTGGCCGCGGTAATTGATCGGATTCCGCGGCGCGGCCTCACGATCGTGGCGCAGGAGAACGGGCGCCCGGTGAGCTACTCGAGAGCGCATGATGATGTGCTCGATGTGCGGCGCCGGATCGGCGCGGAGGAATATGACCTGCATTCGCTGCGCTATACGGCGGCCGCGTCCCTTGCGGAAGCAGGGTGCAGCGACGAGCTGATCCAGGCGGTGACAGGCCACACATCGACGGCTATGGTCGCGCGATATGCTGCGGAGACGCGCCAGCGGACCCGCGCGACGGAGGCGCAGAAGCGCCGGAAGTAG